ATGCGCTTGGTCTCATCCGGGTCTTTGTCTTTTTCGAAGGGAATGGACATGTTCAATCCTGCGCTCCACGATCACCCGCAAGAAGCCAATATGGTAGGGCTTCTGGTGACGGGATACCCCGAACTAGACATCATGCTGTGCCACGTATGCGGTCTGGCCATTGGCAACAAATTGGCGGTCATTGGCGCGCTTCACAAGGTGACAAGCGAACAAGCCCGCATCGACATCGCAAACGAACTTTGCCGCCATATCTATGAAGCGAAGGATATGACAGCCAAGTTTGGTGAGGCAATAGGCGCCATCACACACTGTCGTAAAATCCGAAACCAATATGCTCATGCGCAATGGGCGAGCATCGAAGGTAAGCTCGGGTTTTTACGCGCCGAAAGCCACAACTGGAAAGCTGGCGCGCCGCTGAAATGGTCGTTTATCGATGGCGGCCTTCTGCAACAGCAAGAGTCCTATTTTGAATACACGCGAAAATGCCTGATGTGGCTGGAGCATCAATGGGATGGTTTGGGAAAACATCTGACATGGCCTGAACATATGATGCAACCACCTCAAAAACTACCTGACGTCCAATGTCGCAATCCGCCTCCAGAAGAAGAGTAGCATACGTGGCGTCGAGGCCCCGCTCGATGGCTGCATGATCAATTCCAAATGCCGTCCGTCACCCTTTGCTGTTACCGGCTCAGCTACTTTCTCACGTATACATATAGGAAAAAAGTCCTTGACACCGTGACGGTCGTTTGATACCTTCTCGCTATCGTCGGAAAAGTGTACCGGCGGCGGTTCTCCCAAAAATTTCCTTCTCGGCTTCTGGAGCTTTCCATGCATTCGCTTATCAGTGCGGAGCGGTGGGACGCCATGCGCGATGCGCATCTTGGCGCGCCGCCCACGCTGATCCGCATCGCCGTCGCCGCCCGCCTTCATCCGGGCACCGTGCGCGAGGCCTCCACGCGCCTTGGCTGGCCGCGACTCAACCTGAACAAGGCTGAGCGGCGCTGGCAGAATGGAAAACGCATCGAGAGCCTGCTTCATTGTCTTGAGGGGTTCATCGGCGTTCACGCCGAGAGCGCAGACGAGGTGTTCGAGGCGGTCCGGCAATGGCTCGCGGATCGCAACAGTGGCTCCTGCCGCGATCTCTTCGAGGCGGCCATGAAGGGGCTTGTCGAAGGTGGGGCAATCGACGCCGCGCCGCTTGGCGGGACGATGATCGAAACCAAGCCCAGCAACATGGTGCAACTTTCCGAGCCGCCAGAGCCGGCAGGCAGCGAGCAGCATCACGCGGCGGACGCGCGTCCAACGCGGCTGATCCGGCTGATGCATGACCAGTGCGACGCGCTGCTGGCGCGCGCCAGGGCGCAAGGCGGAACCTTGAGCAAGGCGCAACTGGATACTGCGAATGCCTGGTTGCGTTTAGCTGACCGGCTCGAGACGCTCGCACAAGAACGAGTGACACAAGAACAAACGAGAAGCGATGACGAAATCGCCGCAGTGCTTGAACGTATCGACGACCGAATTGTCGAATTGGCTGAGGAACACGCAGAAAGGCTGGGCGCGGAAAAATCTGACTGATGACCAGGGATTGCTGGTTCGCGATGAGTGGATGCTCCAGGGGCGCTATCAGCAGCTTTTGTTCGGCGGACGGCCGCGCACCTTTCTGGTGGTCGGCGGGCGCGGCGCCGGCAAGACGCGCACTGGCGCGGAATGGGTGAACGCGCTCGTGCGCGGTTTCGCGCCGTTCTCGCAAAGACAGAAGCATATGCACATCGCGCTGGTCGGCGAGACGCTGGGCGACGTGCGCGAGGTGATGATCGAAGGGCCGGCGGGCATTCGCACCATGGCGCGTGGCGACCGCCCACGATTCGAGGCGGGACGACGACGGCTTTTATGGGCGAATGGCGCGGTCGCCTACATGTTTTCTTCGGAGGATCCCGAGAGCTTGCGCGGCCCGCAATTTGGCGCGGCCTGGTGCGACGAGGCGGCTAAATGGAAAAACGCCGAGGCGACATTCGACATGCTGCAATTCGGGTTGCGGTTGGGTGAGACGCCGCGCCAGATCGTGACCACCACGCCGAAACCGACACCGCTGATGCGGCGGCTGATGGGTGATCCGCGGACGACCGTGCACAGCATGCGCACCGACGAGAACGCGGCGCATCTGGCGGCGAGCTTTTTGAGCCATGTGCACGATCGTTACGGCGGGACACGGCTGGGCCGGCAGGAGCTCGACGGCGAATTGATCGAGGATCGCGACGATGCCCTGTGGTCGCGGGCGCTGATCGAGCGGTGTTATGTCGGCGGCACGCCGACGATGCGGCGTATCGTTGTGGCGGTCGATCCGCCGGCGAGCTCGCACAGATCGTCGGATGCCTGCGGCATCGTCGCGGCGGGTCTCGATGAGGATGGCCGCGTGGTCGTGCTGGCGGATGACAGCCTGGCGGCCGCAAAGCCGCTCGACTGGGCAAACCGGGCGATCGGCCTGTTTCATAGGCTGCGGGCGGATTGCCTCGTCGCCGAGGTGAACCAGGGCGGCGAGATGGTGACCACGGTGATGCGCGGCGTCGATGCGACCGTGCCGGTCAAGCCGGTGCGCGCGCGGCGCGGAAAATGGCTGCGCGCCGAGCCGGTGGCGGCGTTCTACCAGCAGGGCAGGGTGCTGCATGCCGGGCGCTTTCCGCAGCTCGAGGACGAGATGTGCGATTTTGGCCCGAACGGTCTGTCCGAGAATCGTTCGCCCGACCGGCTGGATGCGCTCGTATGGGCGGTGACCGAACTGATGCCGGACTGGGGCGCGGAACCGAAGATCAGGCAGATCGGGTGAGGTTGCTGCCCACGTGACAATCGCGGACGCCGTTCGGCGCTCGCCAACCATGGAAACGATGATGGCTTGGAGATGGCCCTGGTCGCGCGACCGGGTGAATGACGGTGTGCGCCTGGCGGTCGAACAAAAGGCCGGGCCGCTGGGCGGATTTTTGGCCTTTCACGCGCAGGGCGAAGCCCAGTGGACACGGCGCGATTATGCCGCGCTGGCGCGCGAAGGGTTCATGCGCAATCCGATCGTGCACCGGTCGGTGCGGCTGATCGCGGAAGCCGCGGCCAGCGTGCCCTGGCTGCTCTATGAAAGCGCGACGGAACTGGAAGAACATCCATTGCTGGCCCTGCTGGCGCGGCCGAACCAGCGGCAGGCCGGCGGCACCTTTCTGGAGGCGCTGTACGGGCATCTGCTGCTTTCGGGCAACGCCTATGTGGAACTGATCGGCGAGGGCGCGCGCGAACTGCATCTGCTGCGGCCCGACCGCGTGTCGGTGGTGACCGACGGCGGCGGCTGGCCGACCGCGCTGGATTATCGCGAGGGCGGGTCGCGCCGGCGCATCGCGTTGGGGGCGGAGCGGGGCGGCGGCGCCGCGCAGCTCACGCTGTTTCACCCGCTGGACGACCATTACGGTTTCGCGCCGCTTGAAGCCGCCCTGATGGCGCTGGACACGCATAACGCGGCGGGGCGCTGGAACAAGGCGCTGCTCGACAATTCGGCGCGGCCTTCCGGCGCGCTGGTCTATGCGCCGAAGGACGGCGGCAACCTGACCGACGACCAGTTCGATCGTCTCAAGGCGGAACTGGAGCAAGGCTATTCGGGCGCGCAGCGGGCCGGCCGGCCGCTCATTCTGGAAGGCGGGCTTGATTGGAAGGCCATGGGCCTGACACCCAAGGACATGGACTTCATCGAGGCCAAGAACTCGGCCAGCCGCGACATCGCGCTGGCCTTTGGCGTGCCGCCGATGCTGCTCGGCATTCCCCGCGACAACACCTACGCCAACTACCGCGAGGCAAACCGCGCCTTCTACCGGCTGACCGTGCTGCCGCTGGTGGGACGGACTGCGAAGGAGCTTTCCAACTGGCTGGCGCCGGTCTTCGGCGAGGAATTGCGGCTCTGGTACGACACCGACCAGGTGGAAGGACTGGCCGCCGACCGCGACGCGCTGTGGGCACGCGTCGGAGCGGCGGGCTTCCTGAGCGACGACGAGAAGCGCGAAGCGGTGGGGTATGGTAAGTTGTTAATGGATCGGCGATAGCTTCTCGAATCATAATAATTCAAGTCTTCGTAGGCTTGCCGGACGGAAGTGACCGGAATGGCTGAGATCATTACCTTTCGACGAAAGCGTATGTCGCCCGACTACCCCACGTTCATCAAGGTGGCCGATGGCAAGACCTTTGAGTGCGTAGACGTGGACGCACTGTCTTCACGTCAACGCAAGGCTTTTTTTGAGAGGCAGCGTCTGAAGGCGACGCTGCCTCTCAATCTACATTTTAGGCGACATTCTGAGTAATGTTGTCGCTGTTGGTCGGCATTGCAGTGGCTCCGCCAGAGATGAACAACGCATCGCAGTGGGTCAGCATCGATTCGATGAAGCGGCCATGGTACACCCCGTAAAGGGCCTTGCCCGTTTTCACTTTGATGTTTCCAATGAAGTTCAGCGTTAGGCGACCTTCGTAGACAACTGGTCGTAGCCATGCTTGATTCACCCACTGATCCGGCGTGTGAGTGAAGTCGCCATCCTTATCATAGGACCAAGTGACAACGTTCTTGTCATCAATCGCCTTTTTAAAGGTCGCCAACAGTTTTCGTGGGTCGTTGGTATTGAAATTGATAGCCATGGGCTCGTTTCTTTGTTGTAGGGCGTGAGCCGACGCCCTGTTGCTTGGGAGAATGCGTTCGTTCGCGATGGCCCACCTACAAAGGTCGCAGACGTGCGGGGCGGAACTTGTGATGCCCCACATTTTGACCCGATTGCTAATCGAGTGTGTACATTGTTAACACATCGAGCGTATAACAATGTCAATACCTCTCTTGAGGTGTCTAGGCATTTCTCATATATGGCTGTACGTTTCGTACTGTGCTAGCGAACTGGGTAGGCTCATGTCCGCGTTGAAGAAAGACAATATGAATGTCCGCATTGCGGAGGACGAGCTTGACCTGCTCAAGCGCGCCGCCGAAAGCTGCGGCAAAAGCCTTTCCAGTTTCGTGTTGGAGGCAGCGATGTTTAGCGCCCAGAAGACCCTAATGGATCAGCGGTTTATGTATCTTGACGCAGATGTTTTCGATGACGTCCTGAGGCAGGTGTCGCAGCCGGCTAAGGTTCATCCAAAGCTTGCCGCGGTGATGAAGGCAGGCGATTCATGGGCGACTTCCAAACGCTAGGCCTGTTCGCGCCTGAGCCTCTTTCGGATAGGCACGACTTTTCCAGTTTCAGTTCAGGTCGTCCCAGTCTGGATGACTGGCTGTCCGACATGGCGCTGTATAACCAGAGAGCTAACTATACGCGCACATTTGTCGTTTGTGACGCGGAGCTCAGGGTCCGTGCCTACTATGCACTTTGTGCTGGAATGATGTTGCGAAAGGATAGCCCAAAGACGGTTGCACCACATGGATCACCGGCTGAGATTCCTATCGCGCTGCTGGCGCGCCTAGCGGTGCACGAAGGTCTACAGGGTAAGGGCGTTGGCGGGCGTCTGCTGGCAAGCGCATTGCGAACGGCAGCATCGGCTTCGCAGTCCGTGGCGTTCCGGGCGGTTGTCGTAGATGCGCTCGACGAAGAAGCTGCAGCATTCTACCGAAAATTCGGTTTCGAAGCGACCAGGATAAGCTCGCTCAAGTTGATCATGCCGACACACGACATCGTGGCGTCCATGATGAACGAATCCTAGACGAATGGGAAGAATCTCCTACCGCTGGGATGCGCCGGCGCGCCCGCGCGGCGGCTATCAGGACAAACGCCATGACAGACATCACCAACGCGGCCTGGGAATGGGCCGCGAAAGGGGCGGGTGCGATTGCCGGTTCCGCGATATCGCTTGCCTACGTGCTGCCGCGCGGCCGGCGCGAAGCCGCGATGCGCTTCGCGGTCGGGCTGGTCAGCGGACTGATCTTCGGCCAGACCGTGGGGCTCAAGGTTGCAAGCGAGCTGGGCATCCGCGAACTGATCGGAACGTCCGAAACGCTGCTGATGGGATCGGCGGCTGCGAGCTTCTGCGCCTGGTGGGCGCTGGGTTTCGTCAAGCGGGTGTTTGAACGAAGCGATGGCGGCGCAGGTGCCGGCCGAGACCGGTAAGGCATAAATCCGGCCACGGCGTCGCTGCAGGGCGACGCCCGGCCACTCAGCGAAGCCCGGCGACGCGGCGGTCCGTTTAATGCGTATCGCGATTGACCAGATTTCGACTTTACCCCCTTTGTCGCCTTCGGCCACACCTCTCCCAATGACGGAAGGAGGTTGGCGAACTTGGCACCTCTCCCTCTCCTCGATGGGGAGGGTGATCGCGAAGCGATCAGGTGGGGTGAGACCGACTGATCGCAATAAGCTTTAGGCATCACTAAAAATTTTGGGAAAGGACCGACGGATGGCGAGCGCCAGGCCGAATGAGCAGAAATTTGCCCGGCTTGGGCAGGCCAAGATCGAGCCGGACGGCTCGTTTTCCGGCTACGCCAGCCTGTTCGGACGGGTTGATCTTGGCAAAGACGTGATCGAGCGCGGAGCGTTTGCGCGCTCGCTGCGGGATCGCGGCGCGAAGAATATCCGCATGCTGTTCCAGCACGATCCCAACGAGCCGATCGGCGTGTGGACAGAAATCAAGGAAGATGCGCGCGGGCTGTTCGTGCGCGGGCGGCTGGCCACCGATGTCAAGCGAGCGCGGGAGGTTCTGTCGCTGATGCGCGGCGGCGCGCTCGACGGCCTGTCGATCGGCTTCCGCACCGTACGGGCCAGGAAGGATTCCGACAGCGGCGTGCGCCGCGTGCTCGAAGCCGATCTGTGGGAGATTTCCGTAGTGACTTTTCCCATGCAGCCCGAGGCCCGGGTGCATGCCGTGAAGGGTTACGGCGTCGGCGGCGAGCTGCCGACCGTCAGACAATTCGAACGCTGGCTCACGCGGGATGCTGGGCTGACGCGCGGGGACGCCCAAATGGTGACCACCAAGGGTTATGCCGCACTGCTGCGCGAGCGGGATGCCGCGCCGGACAACGACCACGCGCTGGCGCGGAGCATGCATGCCGCCTCGCGCTTCATCCATCCAGAACAAGGACAAAAGAATGACTGGAATTTCAACCGGTGCGCCTGAGGCCGCACCCGAACGCAAAGCCGTGGGCAGCGAATTGTCCGAGGCTTTCGGCGATTTCATGGGCGCCTTCGAGGCCTTCAAGGACGCCAACGACCAGCGTCTCGCCGAGATCGAAACACGCCTCGGCGCGGACATTGTGACCACCGAAAAGGTCGATCGCATTTCGCACGCAATCGACGAGCAGAAGCGGTCGCTTGATGCGCTGTCGCTAAAGGCTTTGCGGCCGGCGCTGGGGCAGAGCGGCGTTCGAGCGCTGCCGAGCGAGCACAAGTCGGCCTTCGAAGCCTATGTGCGCTCCGGCGACGACCGACTGCTGCGTTCGCTCGACACCAAGGCTATGTCTTACGGCTCCGGCCAGGACGGCGGCTATCTGGTGCCATCCGAAACCGAGGCGGAGATCGGCAAACGGCTGACGGCGCTGTCGCCGATCCGCTCCATCGCGGCGGTGCGGCAGGTGTCTTCCGCAGTGCTGAAAAAGCCCTTCATGACGGCGGGTCCGGCGACCGGCTGGGTGGCGGAGACCGCCGCGCGGCCGCAGACAAATTCGCCGACGCTGGCGGAGCTGTCGTTCCCGACCATGGAGCTCTACGCCATGCCGGCGGCGACGCAGACGCTGCTCGATGATGCGGTGGTCGATCTCGACCAGTGGATCGGCGCGGAGGTGGAAGCTGCTTTCGCCATACAGGAGGGCACGGCCTTTGTCAGTGGCGATGGCACCAACAAGCCGAAGGGCTTTTTGGCTTACACGACGGTTGACGAGGCGACCTGGAGCTGGGGCAATGTCGGCTATGTGGCCACCGGCGTTTCGGCCGCGCTGCCGGCGTCGAACCCGTCCGACAAGCTGATCGACCTCGTCTACGCGCTGAAGGCGGGTTATCGTCAGAACGCGACGTGGGTGATGAACCGCAAGGTGCAGGCCTCGGTGCGCAAGTTGAAGGATGCCGACGGCAACTATCTTTGGCAGCCGCCTGCCGTCGCCGGCGGCAGGGCCGCCTTGCTGGGATTCGCTATCGTTGAAAGCGAGGATATGCCGGACCCGGCGGCCAATTCATTGTCGATTGCGTTCGGTGACTTCTCGCGCGGCTATCTGGTGGTCGACCGCACCGGCGTTAGAGTGTTGCGCGATCCGTATTCCGCCAAGCCCTACGTTTTGTTCTACACGACCAAGCGCGTCGGCGGCGGAGTGCAGGATTTCGATGCGATCAAGCTGTTGAAATACGGCGTTTCATAATGTGCCTGGGCGGACGACATGTCCGCCCTTGAAACGCCGTCGCGGCCCGTTCCGGTCTCCTCCCGTCCGGGACGGGCCGCTCTTTCATAATAAAATTCCGAGGTTTCGATGACGCGTTTCAGGACGCTGCCGCCGGAGGCTGAGCCGGTCACACTGGCGGAAGCCAAGGCCTATCTGCGGCTCCAGAGCGACAGCGAGGACGATCTTGTGACCGGTCTGATCAAGGCCGCGCGCGAGGACATCGAACGCGCGACCGGCACTGCGCTGATCGACCAGGGTTGGCGCATGACGCTCGATGCCTGGCCGGCAAACGCTGTCGCGATGCTGACGCCTTATCCGGTCAGGGAGATTTCGTCCGTAACGGCCTATGGCAGCGAGGGCGAGGCGTGGGTGGTGAACCCGGCCGATTATTTTCTTGATGCGAATTCGCGGCCGGCGCGGCTGCATTTCGAAACACGGCCGGAGCCGCTGCGCGTGATGAACGGCATCGAGATCGATTTCACCGCCGGCTTCGGCGAAGCTGGGCCGGACGTGCCGGATCTGCTGCGCCGGGCGATTCTGTTGCTGGTCGCGCATTGGTACGAGTTTCGGGCGCAGGTTGCGGCCGAGGATCAGCCGGTGTCCTATCCGGCAGGCTATGACCGCATGATCGCAGGCTACAAGGGAAGGCGGCTCTGATGGCGACCGTCTTCATCGATCCGGGACGGTTACGTTCTGAACTGGCGCTCGAACAAAGCCAGCAGACTGCCGATGGGCTGGGCGGCTTCAGCGAAACATGGGTCGAGACGGCCACGCTGTTCGGCCAGATCGAGCCGATGTCGGCGCGCGATGTGTTTGGCGCGGACCAGACGCTGGAGACGGTAACGCATCGGATTACCGTGCGTTGGCGCGGCGACCTGAGGAGCGGCATGCGTCTTTCGCGCCTTGGGCGCAGCTTCGACATTCTGACCGTGCACGACCCGGATGAGACGAGCCGCTATCTCGTGTGCCGCGTGAAGGAGATCGGGCTGTGAATATCGGCATGCGGTTGACGATGGATAGTTTGATCCGGACCCTCAGGGGTTTCGTCCACGACCTGGCGGATGAGCTGGAATACGGCGGACGAGAGGTTTTGCGGCGCGGGGAGTTGAGCGCACGACCCAGCAAACCAGAGGGCGTTCGATCAAGCGAGAGGTTGTCCGATGAAAGCCGCGGCTGAACTGCAAAAGGCCGTCCTCGGCCTGCTTGGCGCGGACGCACCATTGGTGGCGATGCTGGGCGGGCCGAAAATTCTCGATCACGCGCCGGCCAATATCGCCTTTCCCTACATCACCTTCGGCCGCACCAGCGTGTTCGACTGGAGCACGGCGACGGAAGAGGGGGCCGAACATCTCTTCACGTTGCACATCTGGTCCAAGGGCAAAGGCAAGGCCGAGGCGCTGGGCGTGATGGAGGCCGTGCGCAACCTTTTGCACGACGCGGATCTGGTTTTGACCGGCCAGCAACTCGTCAACCTGCGGCACGAAACGGCCGAAGTTCGCTATGACGACGACCATTCCGTCTATCACGGCACGTTGCGCTTCAGGGCGGTGACGGAAAGCGCCTGATAGCACTTTGCTTGATGTCGGTTCGGTTTCTCCCGCCAAGTTTTGCGCCGGCTCTGTTGTTTCGACTTCGAGGTATGGATCCCCGAGTTCATCGCCTCCGCTTCGCTTGGCGATGCCTCGAGGATGACGAACCTGGGAATGCCGACGCCAACCGCCAACGTCGGAGATTGGCGGAAACGTTTCATGCTTCGTCATCCTCGAGGCATCGCCGAGCGAAGCGGAGGCGATGAACTCGGGGATCCATGCCTCGGACTGGCAAATACAATGCTCGCGCAAGTTCGCTGCGACAATGAGGCGACGAACAACTCGAAGTAGAGCCGGCCGAGAGTCCCAGCCTCACCTCTCATCAAAGGACAACACCATGGTTGCACAGAAGGGCAAGGACCTTCTTCTCAAACTCGATTCGACCGGCAGCGGCAGCTTCGTGACGGTCGCCGGCTTGCGGACCAAGCGGATCGCCTTCAACAGCCAGACGGTTGACATCACTGACTCGGAATCCACCGGCCGCTGGCGTGAGCTGCTGGCGGGCAGCGGCGTGCAGCGCGCGTCGATCGCGGCTTCCGGCATATTCAAGGATGCGAGTTCGGACGCGACGATCCGAAGTCGCTACTTCGCCGGTGCGATCAACGATTTCCAGATGATCGTGCCCGACTTCGGCATGGTCCAGGGGCCATTTCAGATCACGGCGCTGGAATATGCCGGCAGCCATGACGGCGAGGTGTCATTCGAGATTGCGCTGGAATCCGCCGGCGTGCTTGCGTTCACGGCGCTGCCATGAGCGCGAACCGACGCCGCGGCGAGATCGATGCGACGCTTGACGGCGAACCGCATGTGCTTTGCCTCACCCTGGGCGCATTAGCGGAGCTGGAATCCGCCTTCGCCGCCGATGATCTGGGAGCGCTGGTGGAGCGCTTTTCGACCGGACGGTTTTCCGCGCTTGATCTGACGCGCATCATCGGCGCCGGCCTGCGCGGGGCGGGGCGCGATATCCGCGACGATCAGGTGCAGGCGATGAATACGCCGGGCGGCGCGGCGGGCTTTGCGCTGATCGTGAAGGAACTGCTCGAAGCGACGTTTGGTCAATCGACCGGGCCGGCGCAAAACCCTCCGACGCCGTAGCGGGCCGCCGGGAGCCGTTTCCATGGGACGACGTCATGGCGATCGGCTTCGGCCTGCTGCGGCTGCCTCCGCAAGCATTCTGGGCGATGACGCCGCGCGAATTCGAACGCGCGGCTAGTCCCTACACGGAGGGACGCGCGTCCCACCCCGATCGGCGCGGGCTTGCCGCGCTGATGACCCGATTTCCCGACAATCGAACCAAGGAATAGCAAAAATGCCGGAAAGCGTCGTCGTTTCGATCGAGGCTGACGCCGCGCCCTTCGAGGCGACGATGCGGCAGCTCGAAGGCCTGTCGCGCAATTTTGGGTCGCAACTGACCAGCGGCCTGAAGAGCGCCGTCGCCGGCGGCAAGGAACTGGATGATATCCTGCGCCGCGTTGGCTTGAATCTCGCCGGCATGGCGTTCGACCGCGCGATGCGACCGGTCGAGAACCTTATGGGTTCCTTTTTCTCGTCGTTGCTCGGCGGGCTGACGCCCTTTGCCCGCGGCGGCGTGCCGTCCGCCAGCGCGCCGATCATTCCATTTGCTTCCGGCGGCGTTGTGTCCGCGCCGACCTTCTTTCCGATGGGTTCCAGGATGGGGTTGATGGGCGAGGCGGGCGCGGAAGCGATCATGCCTTTGGAGCGCACTTCGGACGGGCGTCTCGGCGTCGCCGCCAGCCAGGGAGGATCGCCGATGAGCGTCATCTTCAACGTCAGCACGCCGGACGCGGCTTCGTTCCGGAAATCCGAGGCGCAGTTGACCGGCATGCTGGCGCGGGCCGTGGCGCGCGGCACACGGGCTCTCTGAGGAAATCATGGCAGATTTATCCGGCTTTCACGATGTCCGCTTTCCGCTGGGCGTCTCCTTCGGCGCGACCGGTGGACCGGAATGGCGCAACGAGATCGTCGGCCTGATTTCGGGCCGCGAAAAGCGCAACGCACGCTTTGCTCATTCGCGCCGGCGCTATGACGCCGGCACCGGCGTCAAATCCTTCGACGATTTGCACGCGGTGACGGCCTTCTTCGAGGCGCGACGTGGTTCGCTGCACGCGTTCAGATTCCGGGATCCATTCGACAACAAATCTGGTCTGGCCTCTGCCGCGCCAACGCTAACGGACCAGCCGCTCGGAACGGGCGACGGCGTCAATCGCCGCTTTCTCTTGGTGAAACGCTACGGCTCCGGTGCGCAGAGTTACGATCGGCCAGTTCAGATGCCGGTGGTTGCAACGCTCAAGGTCGCGGTGAACGGTGTGAGTGTCGACGTCAGCGACTACCAGTTTGACTTTGCGACGGGTGAGATCGTCTTCGACTTCGGTTTTGCTCCCGCGTCCGGCGCGGCGGTGACCGCCGGCTATGAGTTCGACGTGCCGGTGCGGTTCGACATGGAGCAATTGTCGATCAGCCTGGCGGCGTTCACGGCAGGTCATATCCCCAGCATTCCGCTAATCGAGGTGAGCCTGTGACGCTTTATCCGCCGGCGCTGGTCTCGCATCTGGGGCAGGATGTCACCACGCTCTGTCATTGCTGGAAGCTGACCCGCACGGACGGTGTCGTCTTCGGCTTCACCGACCATGATCGCCCTCTGACTGTCGACGGCCTAGCGTGCAAGCCCGAGACCGGTCTTGTCGCGAGCGAGGCGAGAAGGACGCTGGGCCTGGGCCTCGATACGGTCGATGTGGAGGGCGCGCTGTCATCGCTGGAGATAGACGGCGAAGACATCGCGATCGGGAAATACGACGGCGCGGTGATCGAGACCTTCCTCGTGAACTGGGAGAGCCCGAGCGATTTCGTCCGGTTGCGGAAAAGCACGATCGCAAAGCTGACTTATGCCGATGGCCGCTTTCTGGCTGAGCTGCAAAGCGCGATGCGCGCGCTGGACAAGCCGAATGGCCGCCATATCATTCGCAATTGCGATGCGGAGCTGGGAGACGGGCGCTGCAAGATGGCGCTGGTGTCATCCACTTTCACGGGAAGCGGAGCGGTAGCCGCTGTCGCGCCGCCCGACGCCGTTCTGGTAATCGGTCTCGGCGCCTACGCCGACAACTGGTTCAGTCTGGGTCGATTGACGTGGACGAGCGGCGCGCTGGTTGGGGTCACCGATCTCATCCGTTCGCACAGAAAAGGCGACACGAGCCACAGAATCGTTTTCCAGATGGATGGGCGACCCGCTCCGCAAGTCGGCGATACGTTTTCGGTCGTCGCCGGCTGCGACAAACTCTTCTCGACCTGCAAGGCCAAGTTCGACAATCACGAGAATTTCCGCGGCTTCCCGCATTTGCCGGGGAACGACAGCGCCTACAGCTATGTCAGCGACGAAGGCGTGTTCGATGGCGGGCCGATCGTGCCATGAGGCCAGATGCGAAGACGACCCCCGAGGCAATCATCGCCGAAACCCTGCGCTGGGTCGGCACGCCCTACCGTCACCAAGGGTCGCGGTGCGGCGTCGGCTGTGATTGTCTCGGTCTTGTGCGGGGCGTGTGGCGGGCGGTCTATGGCGCGGAGCCGGAACGACCCGGGCCCTATGCTCCCGATTGGGCGGAGGTCGGCGGCAACGATGCCTTGATCACGGCCGCGCGCCGGCATTGCATCGAGAAGCCGGCGAAGGAAATGATGCCCGGCGACCTTCTGCTGTTCCGTTGGCGGGCGGACATGCCGGCGAAACATGCAGGCATTCTCGTTTCGGCCGTTCGTTTCGCTCACGCTTATGAAGGCCATGCGGTGCTTTTGTCTGCACTGGTTCCGCAATGGCGGCGGCGCATTGCCGGCGTCTTTGCCTTCCCTTCCTGAATCAGGCTGGAAACTCTCACATGGCAACAATCGTTCTGCAGGCCGCCGGGGCTTTTCTCGGCGCGGCCCTCGGTCCGCTGGGTGGCGTGATCGGCGGCGCGATAGGAGCGGTCGCCGGCTATTGGGTTGACCAGACTCTGATCAAGGGCACTCAGACCATCGAAGGCCAACGTTTGAGCGGCCAGCGCCCGTTCGGAGCGGAGGAAGGCATTCCGCTGCCGCGTGTCTACGGCGTCGTGCGCCAGGGCGGCGGCATGATCTGGGCCACGCGTTTCGAGGAGGAGAAGCGCACGACGCGTCGGGGCGCAAAGGGCGGCGGCGCCAAGGTTACGGAGTACAACTATTTCGCCAACGTCGCCTTCGCGCTTTGCGAAGGCGAAATCGCCGGCGTGAGGCGTATCTGGGCGGACGGTCGCGAGGTGGATCAGGACGAGATCCAGATGCGCGTCTACACCGGCAGCGAAACGCAGCAGCCCGACCCCTTGATCGAGGCAAAGCAGGGCGCTGGCAATGCGCCGGCCTATCGGGGCACGGCCTATGTCGTGTTCGAGCGCCTGGCGCTGGCGAACTACGGCAACCGTATTCCACAGCTTCAGTTCGAGGTGCTGCGACCGATAAATGCGGTTACTGAGCGTGTTCGCGCCGTTTGCATGATCCCCGGATCGACGGAATATGGCCTTGGCGCCACGCTTGTCACAAAGACCCTTTCGGAAGGCGAGACGGTCGCGGTAAACCGCAACGTCCTGACCGCGCCGACCGACTTCCTAGCCTCTGTCGATGAATTGCAGTCGGTGTTTCCCAATCTGGAGCATGTGGCGCTGGTCGTCACCTGGTTCGGCAATGATCTGCGCTGCGGTCACTGCACTGTGCGCCCCTGCGTGGTGGACAATCTGGAGACGCGCTTTTCCGAGGCTTGGGTGGCGTCCGGAGTTCCGCGGATCGACGCGCCCGAGGTGTCCCTCCACGGCGGCTCGGCAGCCTATGGCGGTTCGCCGAGCGACAAGACGGTGGTCGAGGCGATAACCGAATTGCGCGCCCGGGGACTGAAGGTGACGCTTTACCCCCTGATCATGATGGATGTGCCAAGCGGGAACGCGTTGCCAGATCCCTATGGCGGAATCGGTCAGCCGCCTTATCCATGGCGCGGACGCGTAACCGCGCAACCCGCCGCCGGCCAGCCTGGAACGGCGGACAAGACCGCCGCCGCGAGGACGCAGATCGAAGTTTTTTGCGGTGAGGCGCTGCCCGCCCATTTTGTCCCTGCGGGCGACAGCGTCGATTTCACCGGGCCGGCGGATGATTGGGGCTATCGGCGCTTTATCCTGCACTTCGCGACACTGGCCGAGATGGCGGGCGGGGTCGATGCATTCCTGTTGGGCGCGGAATTGCGCGGCCTCACCGGCTTGCGTGATGCGGCCGGGGCATTCCCGTTCGTCGAGGCGCTCTGCGAACTGGCGACGCAGGTGCGCAGTATTCTGCGGCCGGCCACCAAGATCACTTATGCCGCGGATTGGAGCGAATATTTCGGGCATCAACCGCCGGACGGCAGCGGCGACGTGTGCTTCCACCTTGACGCGCTGTGGGCCCATCCCGCCATCGATGCGGTCGGGATCGATAACTATATGCCGCTCTCCGACTGGCGCGACGCGGACTATCGGGGTGGCAATCCCGACGGATTTCGGACGCCCTACGAACTTTCTGGCCTGCGCGCCGCGATTGCCTCGGGTGAAGGTTACGACTGGCACTATGCCTCGTTGGCTGATCGCAATGCGCGCAACCGTACGCAGATAACCGACGGCGCCTACGGCAAGCCTTGGGTATTTCGCCACAAAGACCTGGTTTCTTGGTGGTCCAACCAACACTTCGATCGGAATGGCGGGGTCGAGTCGGGTTCTCCAACGGCCTGGCAGCCGCGCTCCAAGCCGATCTGGTTTACCGAACTCGGCTGTCCCGCGATCGACAAGGGTCCGAACCAACCGAACGTGTTTGCCGACCCGAAGTCGGCCGAGAATGCCGTTCCTTATTTCTCCAATGGCGGCAGATCGGACCTCGCGCCGATGCGCTTCCTGGAAGCGCATCTGACCCATTGGGATCCCACGTCGGATGCGTTTAGCAATGCCGACAATCCGGTTTCGCCCGTCTATGACGGCCGAATGGTCGATCACGAGAGGATCTGGATTTGGTCCTGGGATGCGCGGCCGTTTCCAGCCTTTCCCTTGCGCACCGAAGAATGGTCCGACGGGAACAACTGGCAGGTGGGCCATTGGCTGAACGGCAGGGCCGCGGGCAGTCCGGTGGGCGAGGTGATCAATGCGATTCTCGCCGATCACGGCCTGCCGGCGGCCGACGTGGCGCAGACAGGTGGCAGCGTAACGGGCTACTCCGTCGATGAACCGACGACCGCCCGTGCAGCGCTCGAACCGATCGTCGACCTGTTCGGGCTGAACGTAAGGGACGAGCCCGACGGTTTGATCGTCACCGATGCGGGCGCGCGTGACGCGGCGCCGGCCGTCGTCACGGACCTTGTCTGGGACGGCAAGGCGCCGGTGATCGCCACAACGCGCGGCGGGGTCGACGACTTGCCCGTGGATTGCACGCTTGGTTTTCGCGATCCGATGCGTGAATTCCAGGCGGGATCGGTCGCCGCCCATCGTCTCGGCGCTACAGGCAAACGGAAGGCGACTACAACTTTTCCCGGCACCATGGAGGCGGGGCAGGCGCAGGCGCTGCTTGATGAATGGCTGCAACGCCAATGGTTCGAGCGAGAGAGCGTCAGCTTCGCCGTGCTTGCATCCGCGCCCGGCATCATTCCCGGCGCGGTGGTCAGTTTGCCGGACATCGATGCGGAGCTGCTGGTCACCGACACGGAAGATGGCCTTGCGACCCGGGTGACGGCCCGTAAGGTATCCAGCGGCCCTTCCGCTATATGGCAGGCCCGCGCGGCCCCCGCCGAGCGCTATCGCCCGACATTTGCAGGGCGGCCATTTCCTGTCGTGCTGGACCTGCCGCTGGCTCCGGGCCAGACCGCCGTCCATGACCAGATGAGGATCGCGATTCGCCAAAAACCCTGGCGGCCGCAAGCCGTCTTTTCATCGCCGGCGGCGAGCGGTTATGTCCAGCGCGGCCTTGTCTCAAGGGAGGCGACGATCGGCCGGCTGACACATGCTTTGTCGGCCGGGGTCGAAGGTCGCCTGGACCATTCGCGGACCATCGAAATTGCCCTGCTCGTCGGCGAGATGGCAAGTGTGAGTCGCATCCATTTCCTGAACGGTGCGAACGCCGCGGCGATCAGATCAGCCTCCGGAAGTTGGGAAGTGATCCAGTTCGAAGCGGCGGAAGAGACCGCACCTGACCTTTGGCTCTTGTCGGGCTTGTTGCGGGCGCAACTGGGTACTGACGATGCAATGCTGGCAGGCGCTCCTGCCGGCGCGTTGTTCGTCTTGCTGGACGAGGCCGTGCCATCGATCGGATTGCGACCGAGTGAGGTTGGGCTTTCGCTGAATTGGCGCGTAGGGCCGACAGGCGTCGCTTTTGTCGATACGCATTTCGTCACGCTGGCGGAGACGGGCGGGGTTCGCGCCAGATTGCCGCTCTCGCCCGTACATCTGCGTGGCCAACTTACTTCTGACGGCGACCTGGAAATCTCCTGGATCCGGCGCAGCCGCATAGATGCCGATGATTGGGAGGGGGCCGACATTCCGCTCGGCGAGGAAATGGAATCGTACCAGATCGAGATACGTTCCATAGCGGACGACCTCAAACGGACAGCGGCGGCCACCGAACAGTCCTGGATCTATACGAATGCGGCCATCATTGCCGATTTCGGTCTTATGCCGCCGCAGATCGACGTTGCCGTCAGGCAAATAGGCACGGACGGGCCGGGCATCGCGCGCACTAGGCGCATGAACCTTTCGTAATCAAATGGAGTTCAATATGATCGATACGAAACCGTGGTATCTGTCCCGCACGATCTGGGCGTCGATCGTCGCTATCGGACTTTCGGTCGCCGGCGCTCTCGGCATCAGCACCGCCGCGATTGACGGGACCGGGTTGACCGACGCCCTGTTGCAGGCAGCGACGGGCGTCGCCGCCCTCATCGCCCTCTATGGGCGGTTGAGCGCCAGTCGAAAGATCGGTTAGATTAGCGTTTGTCGAGGACGACGGCCGCGCCGCGCCGAGTTCGTCGTGCCCGCCAGAGGCCTGGCGTTGAAGGCCTTTCAAACATGAATATCCGTTTCAGACAGCTCAGGACGACAAGAACCTGAACGCTGGGACGCCGGCTATGTCGTGGACCATGCGCCTTCGACGGCGAGGAGGGTCATTTCCTCGGCGACACCGAGCCCTATGACGCGGTGATCCTCGATATCGGCCTGCCGCAGATGGACGGCATGTCGGTGCTGGAGCGGTGGCGCCGCGACGGCAAGCAAGATGCCGGTGCTGATCCTCACCGCGCGCGACCGCTGGAGCGACAAGGTGCCGGCATCGACGCCGGCGCCGACGACTATGTGGCCAAGCCGTTCCACATCGAGGAGGTGCTGGCGCGCTGCGCGCGCTGA